ATGCGCAAGAAGGACCTGCTCAACGAGATTGCCAGTGTGGCGCACAGCGCCGGCTACACAGGCAAGCTGCATTTCGCCACCATCGACATGGCCGATGGCCTGCCCAGCGCAATCAATCTCATTGGAATTGCGGTCGGCGTATTGGCACTCTTCTCGCCATGGTTTGGCGCCAAGGAACTCTCTGCAGCAATCATCGTCCTGTCAGTCGCGTCTATGCACTACACGCACTACCAAGAGCGGCGCCCCAACTATGAGAGGGTTGGCAGCCTCTTACTCACGAAGTTCACTGAGCTTCGATCCCTTGCCAATGATGTGGACTCCCTTCCCGACGGAAGCAACTTCTCCGCCGAAAAGGCCAAACTCGAGGCTCTCTCGGGCGAATGCCATGGACAGAGCATTCCAAAGCAGGCTTTCTTGGCGTCGTGGTACGCGCACTACAAATTCTACTGGCAGGCTGAGAGTAAATGGCTAGACCGGTATCGTGATAAGCCGCTGTCGTTCTGGCGAGACAAAATGCCCTTGAGCCTGACTGCAATGATCGTACTTCTGATCATTGTACTTTCGGCCTATATGGTTGGCCTTGCCCCGTCGAGGATGCACGCATGACGGCGGTCCTTTTTCGAAAGTTCATCTCTAATCTTGCGGTCTCCAACCGAGAGGAGATTTCCACTACTTACAAGCGAATTACGCGCCGCCTTAACCGCGACTTCCGTGACTCGGACTCCGAGTTTGCGCACTCGCTACAGGTTGGCTCGTTCGGTCGCGGAACGGCCATCGACGGCATCAGCGACTTGGATATGGTCTTCGAGCTTTCGCCCCGGGACTTCGAGCGGTTTCGAGGGCGCGCTGGGAATGGGCCGTCGGCCATGCTTCAAGAAGTCAAGCAGTCTCTGCTAGAGACGTTTCCCGGCACGAAGATCCGCGGCGATGGGCCCGTCGTCACTGCGCCGTTCCGGAAGATGCACTTCGAGATTCTCCCTGCATTTCTGCAAGATGATGGGAGTTACATCTACGGAGTCACAAAGCATGGAGGGTCTTGGGAGCCCACTGATCCTCGCGCAGAACGGGATGAGTTCGCACGAGTAAGCGAAGCATCCAGCGGCCTCTTGCGCGACTTAGCCCGCATGCTCCGAGCATGGAAGAACAAGCATGGCGTTGCCATTAGTGGCTGGCTGATCGACACGCTGTGTTATGACTTCGTGGTTGCGCGCCCGCAGTGGCACGGCGCAACGCATGACGACTACCTCGACATCGTTATCGACCTCTTCGACTACCTCGCCGGCCTTGCAGACGATGGCGCTTGGCTCGCGCCTGGCAGCGGTGCTCGCGTGACCTCGTATGGGAAGTTCACCACTAAAGCATCGCGTGCGGCAACGAAATGTCGAATAGCTCGTGATGAGGACACCTTGGAGGGGCAATCAACTCTCCTGCGCGGGGTGTTTGGGAGGTCCTTCGAGCTTATGGAAGAACGATACGGCGGCGACGTTCGCACGTTGATCGCTCGTTCCGGCCCCCTCGAGGAATTTATCGAAGACCGATACACGATGGACATTCGTCACGATGTGCGGATCGATTACGAAGTTTCCTTCAATCAGCAGATCCTGCTCGACTTGATTCATCTTCCGCGCAGGTTTCGTCGTCTGATTCCGGGCCGTAGTGTTCGCTTCTATATCGCGGAAACGACTGTGCCCAACTTAGATGTGTGCGACATCTTTTGGAAAGTGCGAAACCGAGGTCCCAACGCGCGTGGCCAGGAGCGCGGCCAGCTATTACCAGATGAAGGGAGGCATGAGCACGTCGAACACACCAAGTTCGACGGGCCACATTACGTCGAAGTCTACGTGGTCCAGGAAGGTCGGTGCATCGCTCGGGATCGAGCTCCTGTCCAGATCGTAGAAGAGGGATCCAACTGAGTCAGTCTTCTAGGAGACGGGCCGCCGGATTGCTTGCGGCACCACCAGTTTGAAAGTAGCCGATCACACTCGCCACCGCCCGGTGTTCGGTCAGTTGCATAATCGCCGGCAGTGCGACGCCCTGACGACTGGCCTCAGTCACAAACCCCGAGCGCAGACTGTGCCCGCCGAAGTCGCCCTCCAGCTCGGCCAGGCGCGCGCGCCGCTGCACGATCTCGCCGACCGCGGCCGGGGAGAGGGCAGGGCCGACGCGCCGTTTCCACAGCCGCCGGAAGATCGCCCCCTCGGTAATCCCGGATGCTTCGAGCCAATCGTCCAGCGCCAGCGCGGCCCGATCGAGCACCGGCTTGTCCGGCGTGGAGGACGCGTTGACGCCCGCCTGTTGCGTCTTGCTGTGCTCAAGTCGATAGAGGTAACCCTTGTCGCCGATCCGACGCAGATCGCGCATGTCCGCGGCGGCAATCTCGCTGCGCCGACGTCCGCCACTGGCAAACCCGAAGCAGAGCAGAGCACGGTCGCGCAGGCCTTCCAGGCTGTCGTCGCAGGTGGCCAGCATCGCTTCCAGTTCGGCCAGGGTGATCGCGGTCTTTTTGCGTGGCCGCTCGCCGCGTTTGACCGCGGCTCGCGCCGCGCGGCTGAGCACGGTACGGATCGCCGGCTGCTCGCAGGGATTGGTAGCTTGCTTCAGTCGGTGTGCGGTGGACAGGACCGCGACCCGGTGCCGGACGGTGGTCAGCGTCCATGGCCCGAGCCTGGCTTTCAGGCCTGACGCCACCAGCGCTTGGTCGACTGCCGGCGGCAGCTCCCAGGCCAGCTCGCCGTCGGCGTTGCGACGGACCACATGGTCGACCACGAACTGCAGCACCGCGGCCTCGGGCACCGGCAGCGTCAATTCGATGCCGTAGCGCGCGGCGTGCCAGCCGGCCCAGTAGCGCAAGGCGCTGGCATAGCTGCGAGTGGTGTTTGCTGCGGCTGCCTCCGCCAGCAGCTCCCGCACCGCGTCGGCGGCCGCTTGGGCCAGCTGAGCGGGCAGGGCGACACTGGGCGCGGGTTGCGCGAGTGCCGGAATCGCGTGATTATCTTTCATAGCATGTATGTTGTACTACACTCAGAAAGCTGTAGCCACGATAATTATCCCTTATCGCGACTACGTGTCCGGGGCCGCTCATCGCGCAGTAGGAGGGCCGGATGGCCAAAGGCGTTACTGAGAATGACGTGCATGTCGCCGCTTACGCGGTGCTCGCACGCGGCGAGCGACCGACGGTCGAGCGCATTCGCGCCCACTTAGGCACCGGCTCACCGAATACGGTCACTCGTTGGCTGGAAACGTGGTGGGGTGCTGCCGGCGCGCGTCTGACGGCACATGAATCGAGACTGGCATTGCCGGACGCTCCGAAAGAGGTCGCCGCCGTCGCCAGCCAGCTGTGGGAACTGGCGTTGCATTGCGCCAGGGGCGACGCTGAAGCAAGCCTGGCAGGCGAACGCGCCGCACTCGCAGAGGTTCGCGAATCCCTCGCTAACCGCGAGGTCGCGGCACATACGCAACTCCGAGCCGCAGAAGACCGGACCGTGCAGGCGCTTGATGCATTGCGGGTGTCTGAGACGCGACTGGCCGATCTTCAACGCCTGATTGAAACGCAAGCTGCGCAGGTGCAACAACTGCAACGCGAACTAGACAACTCTCAGGCTCGGCAAGTGGAACTGGCCGGTGAACTGACACAGGTGCGTGCTCAATCCGAAGCCGCGACACTCACTGCTGCAGCCGAGCGCGATACTCTTTTACAGCAGCTACGCGGCTCCGAAGAGCGGGCCGCGATGGAGATCGATCGGGCGAGGCAGGATGCAAAGAGATTGCAGGTTGAGGCGAAGATCCAAGTGCGGCAGCAGAATCAAGAGCGAGCCGCCGCGCGGCAGACCAGTGAGGCGCTCGAACATCGGCTGCAGCAGGCCGTGCGTCATGGCGATATGCAACGAGCCCGTGCCGATGCGCTCGAGAAGCAGTTGACGAGCTTGGCAGACCTTCCGGCAAGTCTGGAGGCAGCGCTAAGCCGGAAGCGCCCGCCGGCGGCCAAAGAAGCTAGATCGACGGCTAGCAAGCACAAGCACCCCAAACAACGCAGGACATGATCTGCCACGGTGCCGTCGCCAGCGGTTGAATGTCCCTAATTCGTGTCCAGGCATGCGATCAAAAGCGTTTACGAATCAATGAGTGGCGCGATCTAAGGTCAAAAGGACAGTAATTAGGGGAGTCCGACAGTCGGACAGCCAACCGCGTCAGCCCCTGTAGCATTTTACATAATATGCATTATGCGAAATTGGCGGCGCTGGGCCCGGACGCTGGCCCGGACCGTATTCGGAATTTCCCGACCCGCTTTCGCGGCTTGATCTGATCCAGCTTTCGACCACAGGGACCGATACGGTCCCTGTGTCGTTTCAGGGGTTCGATATGGTTACTGCAAATCCGCCATGCTGGCGACCGGGCGAGCCTTGCCCGAATGCGTGTGCTGCTCAGATGCACGCACGCGTCGCTTACAACGTCACGCCGCTCTTCGGGCACTGGTCAGGCTGGCGGATGGCTGGGGCGCGTCTGGTGGCGCCTCACGGCGAATGGATCGCACCCCACACGCTGGACCGGCTGATGTACCGAGAGCGCCGGCTGTTCTCGAAGAGCGGTCATCGAGGGGCGGACTCCACGCGCCCGGCCGCGATGTCGCCATAACCGCTCACCTGTGGCGCGGTGAGAACTGCACCGGGTGAAGAAGCGGCCGCGTTGCGGCCAGTATCCGTAGGGGCGGCTGCCCCTACACCCCGCGAGCCCTCGACGCTGTACGACATGCCGGCAACCTGCCCCTGTGCCTCGTACTGCGTCGCGCTCTTGAATGGGTTGTACATCGGTCCGTTGCGGGCCATCTTCCGGCACTCCGCATCGGGCGCTTCGTAGCGCGTGCCCTGTTCCGTGACGCACCGGCAGCTGGCATCGCGGTGATCGCCGTTGACGTCTTCCCCTGCACCGGTGCTCATGCAGACGAGCGAAGGGTCCGCCAACGGCTCGCGATTGACGAAAGCGGGCGCGCTCCACGGCGCGTTGGCAATCAGCGGCGTGTAGCGATCGGAGTAGTCCTGGGCGGTGTGGACCAAGGCGCGGCCATTCCGTTCGGAGTCGTCTGTGGATGCGAGCGCGGCAGGCTTGTCGGCTCGCGCCGCCTGCGCCTTATCCGCGCTCTCCGTGGCGACGGGAGCCTGTTCGTCCGATAGCCGGTCCTTGATACGCCACACCACCACGCTACCGAGCAACGCCGCAATGGCGAGCATCGCGACACCACGCTTGAAGCGACTCTGAATCTTGCGCTCGACGGTGTGGACCTCCGCCGACTTGTACAGCTCGAAAACGTGTTTCGGATATGCCCACGTCTCGGAGTCCTCGCGCGCCAGCGCTGTGTGGCTGCGGACGTTGTCGATCACCGAGTTTCGGCGATAGACCTTCGCCGACTGTTTGCCGTTCTCGCGCACGAGATGCTCATGCAGGCCGACGAGCGCGCGAATGTTCGAATGGATGAGAGCGGGATGCTGGGTGATGAGAATGAGCCGGATGCCCTGATGGCGGATCGTTTCCATTGCCTTGATGTAATCCGGCACCGGGTCGCCCGACTTCGCAGCGCGGAAGAACTGCTGCGCCTCATCGACAATGAGGATCGAACCGGTGGGCAGTTCCTGCCACTTCGTGGGGTCCTCGAAGTCCACGACTTGAGGAATAGCAAGGCCGTTGACGTTGGAGGCGAAAACGAGTTCACCGGCCTTCACTGCCTTGTCCGCGTACCACACGGTGCGCAGCGTTTTGCCGCTACCGGGGACGGCCGTAATCAGGGTGATGGATGCGGTTTTTGCAATCGCGCTCATGCGGAGGGAGCCTTTGCGAAGAAGACTTTTTTGGCGCCGATCAGCGTGAGCGCTGACAGCATGATGGAAAGTGCCTTGGTGACGCCGAACGCGCCGAACCAGCACAGGTACTTATTCGGGATCATCGACCACGCATTAATGGCGTGATCGATCAACGGCTCGATGGCGAACTCGTCGGTAGCAATCACCAGCCCGAGCCGGGCAAGAAAGCCGGCGAACATCAGCGCCGACTTCGCGAGGAAGAACCGGGTAATCCACGGCGCGAGCGCGGCAAGGATGGCGGCAATAGCGGGCATCGGTCAGCCTCCCAGCTGGCGTGCGATCCAGAGATAGGCGAACGCGACCATCAGCATGGAAATCATGCGGACCACGTCCCACCACTCCGGGGTCATTTCGAGGCGCTGTCCGCCGAGGGTGAACGTGAACTCACACTGCCCCCCTGCTCCACCGCCCAACAGGTTTTCATTCACGTCGCCACGGTCGAACGAATGGAACATGTCACCGACGTTGATGCCCTCGGTTCCGTCTGGCTGGCTCGCAATGGCTTCAAGGGCATTCGTGTCGAGCGCGCGGCGCGCTTCGTAGTCACAGCGTTCCTTACGCTTCTCCATCGCGAGAGTGCAAAGGATCTCTTCGCCTGAACACTGGAAGAGGGCTTGGCAATCCCCTCCCCCGCTGGCCTTGTTGTCTTCGCCCTGGCATCGCGTTTTCCAAGTCTGGAGCGCGATGGAACCGAGGATCGGATCACCGGTTGAGACGGGAGGTTGAGCGCAGGTCGTACCGCCCGTGAGCGTGTTTGGGTCGCCTTCGTCATTGCTGGGCGAGTCGGTTCCGGAGCTGCTCTGGCCTTCGTTCTTCGGACCCGCGTCGGCACCGCTGACCGTGGTGTAGTTCTTGATGGTCGTGGTGATGCTGCGAACAGTGCCATCCGAAGACGTGATCGTCGTGGTCTTCGTGATCGGCCCTTCGGCAGGTTGAAGATTGTCGCCGTTGGGCAAGCTCAGGTTCGGCGGGATGGGCTCGGTGCCGGGATCGCGCTTCTGACGCACCGATCCATCATCTTTCTCGCCAGTTTCACCGGGACGCCAACAGACCTGACGGCCGTTCGACGCAGTGGCGCAGTGTTGACCGTCAGGCTTCAAGCAGAACGTCATGCCGTTTTCCGCCGGTTTGCACTCCTGCGGCGGGTCCTTCTTCTCTTCCTCGCGCGGCACTTCGGGCAGGCTCGGAGGCGATGCGGTGCAGATGTCGCCGGAGTACTGATAGAGGCCAGTGAAAAGCCCATCGACGCCGACGGTCGGGCCATTGGCTTTGATCCTGCAACCGGCCACGCACGCGTTCGCATAATTGCGAACCGTCGGATGGTCGGGAAGATCGGCATTACGCGCCAAGCACTCTTGCGGGCTGAAACACTGCTTTAGGCTGTCGTTCCACGTCTTACCGCTGGGACATTCCTGCGCCCATGTCCAGATAGGATTAGTCGGGATATCCACGCGAATCCACGCGAACCAGTCAACGCCGTTGGAACTCTTACAACGACGTTCCTTCGCGTAACCACTGCCATTTAGCAGCACGGGGCCGCGCTGCTCAGCGCCCCACGAGCATTGCGACATCATCACGTCGTTGCCCATGGCGGCTGTATACGCGGCTTGGCGGTCACTACAGACGCGAGTGGTCGCGTTGCACGTGCCGGCTGCGCGTGCTGGGCCGATGCCAAACCACGCGAGCGCACACAGAATGATGAGAAGCGATACGCGCATCAGTCCCACCCGGTGGAGACGATCACGCCAACGCACATGTACCAGATGAGCAGAACGAGGCCTTCCATCGCGGTTCCCTAAAAGGCGAGGGCCGGCGAACCGGCCCCCGGATGCAACGGTTACGGGTTGAGCAGCTTGCCGCCACGCTTCGCCCACAGGACGATGGCGAACGCGACGATGATGAGCAGGGCTTCGACCTTGTACTCGTCGAACGTCTCGATGATGCCGGACGACTCGCCGGCAGCCAGAGCGAGCGGCGAGAAGATGGCCAGCGACAGCGCGGAGCCGACGGAAGCGAGCTTGGTACGCAGGGTGGTCTTCGGGGTGTTGGTCTTCATGGTTCAGTCCTTCGGTGGTTTGAGTGAGTGTTTTGCGATTGCTACAACTGCGAGGCTTGCGATGAACGCCCATCCGATTTCGTTGGCCTCAGCAACGGTCGGAAGAAGGTCGGCGAAACTCGGTTGCTCAATCCACGCCTGTTGCGCGCAGGAACCATCGGCAGCAGGTTGCGGATCGAGGCAGACGAGAACGCGCATGAATCAGGCCGCCTTAGCGGCGACGCCGGGAGCCGGCATCGGGCAGAGCTTGACGCGGCGGCCCATTTCGAGGCCGTCGTACTTGTTGACGCCGAACGAGGACGGATCGACGTAGTACGCACCCGGCGGGTACGGCTTCTGATCGTCGTCCAGGGTGATCTTGAACGGACGCGGGAATTCCTCACCGCATTCGATTGCGCAGGTCTGTTCGTTGAACTGAACCTTGGTGCCATCCTGCTTGCGGATGGTGCGAACAGCGCTGTTCGCGCTCTTGACGATGATGACGTTCATAGCGGATCGAGTCTCCAAGCGATTGAGCGGCCCTTGTCGAAATACACACGCCACGGCGAGGGCCAGAATTCGCCGGTGAGTTTGTCCACGTAGCCACCGAGGGCTTTGCGGATGTCGGCCAGAGGGCCGAGTGCTTCGCGCGCTTCGCTGGGCGATTTCCACCAGCGCAGCTCACGCTTTGATTCGTCGTTGAGTCCACCGCAGCCATGCGTGCGGAAGCCCTTCGGGTATGCCTCGGCAGTGGCCGGGCAGAACTTGCTTGCGTACTTCGCGAGGTAGCCCACCGCGTTACGCGCTTTGACGATCTGCGTCATCCCGTGCGGCCACCATCCCTTGGAATCCACCTTGGGAATGAAGACGCCGCGCGGAATCCAAATCAGGATGTGGTAATGGGGAACAAGTCGCTTTGTGAGTTCGCCGACCCAGAGGTAACGGAACACCGGACGGTTACTCCGGAACTTGAGTCGGACAACGCGATTGAAGTGGCCGCGGATTCGCTTAAGTAGCTCGCTAACGTCACGAGGGCCGCTATCGCTTCCGTCTGCGTAGGTCGTCGTGAGCATGTACCACGCGCCACGCGTGGAGCCTTTCGTCGCTTCTTGGTCATGGAGTCGCGCACTCGTGATTGTCGACTTCTTCAACCGCTGCGCCCTGATACGGTTGGGATCGAGTTCGATAGACACGCGTCGCGTGTCACTTGTTGAAGAAGGGACAAGCCCAAGGCTCGCGCCTGCGGCGCTCGCCCCCCAGCGCTGCGCGCACAGAGATTCCTGCGCCTGTTCGGTGCGACGCGCAGCAGCAACGGCAAGGCTCATGCCCTGCCCTCGCGTGCGAGAAATGCGGATTCGCGCGCGAGTCGATCACGGCGCGAAAAGAGGAAGCGAAGCGCTTCGATGATCCCCATTGCGGTACCCCTACCGAAGCTGGGGACAACGGCGGCGGGGTGACCGCCGGGGCCTGTCCCCAGCGGGTGGCCCTGTTTCCCAAAAGGGAAACTAGGCCGCAGTATGCTGACCGGGAAACATCTGTCAACTAGGAGGGAAACATGGGCATTGTTGCATCGCTACTTGACAAAGCGAAGGAACGTCGCTCCATCCCGACGGATATGGCTTTGGGCGAACGGTTGGGCCGCTCGCGCGCCATCGTTTCGCAGTGGCGTAAGGGCGAGAAGTACCCGGAGGAAGACGTGCTTTGCGCACTCGCCGACCTCGCCGGAGAGGAACAGGCGAAGGTTTTGGTAGGTGTCCAAGCTGAGCGCACGACAGGCCCGGCACATCGTGCGTGGGAACGACTGGCGCGCCAGTTGGGGGCGGCGGCGGCGCTCGCGCTAGTCGTCCTGATGCCTCAGGGGAACGCGAGCGCCTCAACGATTCCGACAGCTGAACAGAAGTCGGAGATATGCATTATGCGAAGTAACGGATGGGGAAGCCAATGCCCCCCCAGAGCTCTCAGCGCCGCCCAGAGCTCTGTCCCGCGTTGCCGCCGTCGTGCTGTGCCGTGGCGCGGCTCTGGGCGAACTCCGGGAACGTCTCCGCCAGCGACGCCTTGTCCGGCAGGATGTAGAACACGCCGCCGCGTTCGAACGTCGGGCGGATGATCTGCTCGTAAAACTCGGGCGAGACGTTGATGCAGCCGTGCGTGATGCGATTGTCGTCCGGCGACGGCGACGCCAGGCGTTCGGGACGCTTCTCGGCTGGGACGCCTGTTGCCGTCGGATGCATGGAGACCGAGGAATCGTAGTCCACCCACAGGACGCGTCCGGCGTCGGTCGATGGGCCGAATCCGCCCAC